GTTTGGTGTTACAAGTGTTGGTGTGTTAGCAAAAACAAGTGCTCCAGTACCAGTCTCATCTGAAATTACTCCAGCAAGTTCTGATGATGAAGTTGCTGCAAAAGCACTTAACTTATTATTTGTAAGAGCAACAGTACCTGTAGCATCTGGGAAAGTTACTGTACGGTCAGCAGTTGGGTCTGTAACTGTAAGTGTTGTCTCAAACGCATCAGCGGTTGCACCTTCAAGAACAATTGAACCATCTGAAAGTGTAAGTCCTGAAATTACTGGACTTGTAAGTGTCTTGTTTGTAAGTGTCTGTGTATCAGTTGTACCAACAATTGCGCCAGAAACACCGTGTGTTGATGTAAGACCTGCGTGTGTTGAAACATATCCTGAAGCAGTTGATTCAGCATTTGTTTGCGCTGTTCCTGCTGCACCGTATGCATCATAAGTATTTGGTGTTACTTTAATTTCACCAGTTGAGTCTGTATATGTAAGGCCAGTTCCAACAGAGTTTCCTACTGCGTCTTGTGCTCTTTCATCTGTAAAGTAAAGGTTTGTACCTTCTTCAATAACAGTTGTTGTAATTGCATCTACTGCAGAAGTAATATCTGAAGTAAGTGCTACTGTACCAGTTGCGTCTGGAAGTGTAATTGTGCGATCTGCTGTTGGGTCTGTTACTGCAAGAGTTGTTTCGTAAGCATTTGCTGTTGCACCTTCAAAACTAATGCTTTCTCCAAAAACACCAACTGCTGCTGGGTCTGACCACTGAACGCCATATGTTGCACCTGACGCTGCTGTGAGGACCTGTCCGTTGGTTCCAACGCCAAGACGTGCTACTGCATCATCTGCGCTACCTACAATTAAATCACCCTTAGCATCTACAACGCCTGCTGTGATTACATTCTTGCCGTTAACTGTTGCTGTTGAACCTTCAACGACCAAACCATTCTTTAATCTAAAATCTTTATTTACTGTTGCCATTTTTTCTCCTTAGTTATGCCTTCAAACCAGTACGCATATAGCGCAAGGTTATAGGGGTTATTCCACCCACTGGAATTACAGACAGTGAAACTGTATTCCCTGCCTTAGACACGGAGATGGTGCCAATATTCCCATCATTGTCCATAATGTTATATTCGCTAACAGAAATATCAGTTCCGTCAACTAATATGCTTATCTCTGAAGAATAAAATTTATTATCTCCTCCAGAAGTCTTTTTAATTGAGACAGTGTATTTTACTGATCTCCATTCACTTGCTAAAAAGTTATCAAAAACAGTTGAGTTTTCAATTCCATTAATTGTTGACTCGTTATTACCAGCAGAGCCAAGATCTGTTGCCTGTGCTGATGCAGTATCAATCAAATCTTCATAATTTGCTTGAGTTGGTCTATCTCCCGTTTGAAACAGGGCCTTTACACTTGATAATGATATTTTAGCCATAACTGAATTATATCATAATTTATTTAATTAGTTTAAAGTATCCAGTTGCTAACACCAATAACAGCAATACCAATTCCTGGAGGATTTGTAGAAGAATAACCTTCAATTCCTATATTAGTAAAACGAATTCTAAATGGTAAAACTTCATTAATTTTAACTGAACCATATTGTTCTTTAATTGCAATTAGTGGATAACTATATGAATCAATTAACTTAGCACCATGAATGCTATCATCAATTATGACAGCAGTAGCCATTAGTTTGTTACATCCTCAAGGATGATCATGCTTCCCTGAGCAACTGTCCAAACCTTAGTAGGTTGTGATAATTCAATATCAAAAATATCTCCTGTATTTAACAGTGAAGATTCACCAGATGTTAATGAAACTGTAAACTCTCCGTTACCGTCAAATTCTGATGCTGACGGAAATAATGTTAAAATTGGTGTTGCATCGTCTGTCATAAATGGGGTTACTTGTAAAGAATTTGGTCTTTTAATTTCCATTTTAATTGTCCAATCAACAATAACAAGAGGATCTTTATTATCGTCTGTTACATATACCCTAAAAGAGGCTGTATCTCCCCTTACAACGGTCCAGGATATCAACGGAGGTTTTTGCCCTACATCGTATGAACTTGCGCCTTGACCTCTAAAAGTTGCCATAATCATCTATTATAGCACTATCTGTCATTAAAAAAATAATAAAAATATTTTTTTGACTTATGCGTAGCAATTTGACTTAAAACCCAAAAACATGTTATACTTGGTAGTAACACCTACCAGGGTGTTGTTGTTTTCTAAGGAGGAAACTATGAAAAATGATCAAAAATTTCTAATAGGGGTACTCGCAACTGTGCTTGGTTTGACTATGATTATGAATAGGGCTAATGCTTTATCTACCGAAAATAATTTGAGTAAAACTGGCGTATCTGCTACATCAACCGCTCAGGCGGTTTTTTTGGTTTCTAGACCAAAAAATATTACACATCTAACAAAGAATGCTGATACTTTATTAAAATATCAAAATTCAACAAAATTAACAGATAGACAATTAAAAGAACTTCTTTCTGCTGTTGGTTTTCAAGGCAAGCATTTGGCAGAGGCTTGGGCAGTAGCAAAAAAAGAAACTCACGGAAACCCATTAGCCTTTAATGGTAATGAAAAAACTGGTGATGCTTCTTTTGGTTTATTTCAAATAAATATGTTAAGAGATCTTGGACCAGAAAGAAGGGCTAAGTTTGGTCTTAATTATAATGCTGATTTATTAAATCCTGTATTAAATGCACAGGTTGCCTACTATATGAGCGATGGTGGCACTAACTGGTCTTCTTGGCACGGAATAACTCCAAAGACTAAAGAACTAATAGTCCAGTTCTACAAAAATTAATAAAAATAAAAAAATGCCCTCCTAGAAATAGGGGGGTATTTTTATATACTTTCAGTTTTCCAAGATTTATACGATGAGTCAAAAATTCCACCATTACCTGCATAGTAGTGTTCAATTGAGTCTTGGTGAATTATCTTTGCATCATCACCAACAAATTCTATAAAACCATCTTGTGTATTTTTTAGAGTTTTATTAATTGAATCAGTAAAAATAATATATCCTGTTTCTTTAATTTCATAATCTATAATATTGCTATATTGTATATTTTTGCAGTATTGATCTTTGATATCATTTAATATATTTGTTAAAAATATGCTTTTAGGCTCTGAAGCAAATATTGATTGCGTATACCCATCTGTATCTGGTTCAATAGAAACTACAAACTTAGAACTAATATCTAGCCAACTTTCAATTGGTTTCTTGCATAACATATCTAAATCAGAGTATAGTCCTCCATATAGATATAGACACATATATCTCCATAGATCTGATCGTAAAACATCTAACTTGTAAGACTTGTATATTTGATACCATTCTTCTCCAAAATTATTCTTTACAATCAATTCCCTTTTTTCTTTAGAACAATATTGATATTCCCATTCTGGATTTAAACTTTTCCAAGAGTCAATAAGTTGTTTTGCCTTATCCGATAAATCTTTATAGTCTGTCTCATACGTTTGCCAAATAATTTTAGGTATCATTTTATTCCTAGTTCATAATCATATGTAAATATATAATCTTTTGTATTATATTGCATTGGTATACCAGTAAACCTTGTAAGTCCAACAATATGATTTATTTCTGAAATATTTTTAATAATTTCAATGTGCTCATATTCATTATTTTCAAAAGATGTTTTTATAAAGTTAAATGTTCTTTCATTTGCAGTCCAAATAATATAAGCATTATTATTTAAAAGTTGTTTAATTTTTATAACTGTATTTTCTATATCATTAAAAGATAAATGTCCAAAAAAACCAACTGCTAATAAAAGGTCTGCTCTAAAGTTATCATAAGTTTTTATAAATCCAGCATCGGCTGATACTGCTTTAATATTATACATGTTATGAGTAAATATATATTGTTTTGCTAAATTAATTGATTCTTGATCACTATCTACTAATAAAACATTATTATAATTTAAATTATTTTCTAATATAGTTTCTAGGATATCTTTTCCTTCTCCAGAGCATATGCTTAAGACATTTGGAGTATCTAATAATTTAAAACAATTTAAAATATTATTTTTTATAATTTTTAACCTTTTATTTAAATGAGACTCTTTATTATTATATTCCTCATTCCAGAATCGCCAACCTGTCTTCATATATTAATACTTGATGACAAGGGTGGGTTAACTCCCTCATCCCAAACTGCTCTAAAGCAACTAGTACATATTCCACTATATGCTTTTTTAATTGCATCTTGTCTTTCTTGACTATTCCAAATTTCTTTAATTGTTTTATTGTTTATATTATCATAAGTGGTTTCATAACTAAAGTCTGCACAGCAAAGATATACATTTCCAGTTGCTGATATAAATAATTCTTGATCTGGATATTTGTTTCCACAACCAATTACTTTTCCTTTTTGATTTTGTTTGATAGCACTTTGGTTTGATATAATTTTAAGTTCTGAAAGAATATTGGTTCTATCTGATAAGTTATTTCTTAAAGAAACCATAAATTTTGGAAACATTGCTTGCATTTTATTTACAATTCTTAGATGCTCTCCTTCTGAATAAAATGGTGCATCTTCTAAAACTTCCATCCATCCACCATTTTCTATTTTTGCTTCTGGGCTTATTCCATTTACAAGGATCATAAGTTGTTCGCCCTTAAAGGTATCTGAAAGAATGTCGCTTGCATAGTGAAGGTTGTTTATTAATTTATCAAACAATTTTGGATGAAATCCAGTAAATTTACTCCACTGTTCTTGTTCTATTGATGGGATATTAAGAATTACATCTGTAACTACATCACTATAGTCTTTTATTAAATCAGTTTTATCTATTGTTAAATTTACCCCATTAGAAAAAATATACATTTTAATATTATATTTTCTATGAAGATCTAACATTTCTTTAAAATATGGATAAAGTAAAGTTTCGTTATAGTGTATTGGATTGTTTATAATATCAATATTTGGATCAACAAAATCGCCTCTACCATCGTCAATTTGTTTTAAAATATTCTCCATAGTTTCAAGAGACATTGTTCCACGATTTTCTTTTGGGTTTCCTAGGTAAGCGACTGGACAAAACCAACATTTAGCATTGCAAATGCCATTTGGATCTATGTTTATGTGTTTAATCATTATTTTTAATCCATTCACCTAATTGAGTTTTTGGTTCCCAGCCAAGGATATACTTTGCTTTTTCTATATTGGAAAGAATTGACCTGGACTCTCCTGGTCTTTGTGGTATATTAATTGTCTTGTAATTAAAAAACTTTGCTATTTCATTTACAGAATAACTTTTGCCTCCGCCAATATTAAATACTTGACCAATATATTTACTATCTACGTCTTTTGTTGCTGCAAGAATATTTGCCTCAACTACATCTCCAACATATGTAAAATCTCTAGTTTGTTCACCATCTCCAACAATAGTTAATGGCATTTTATTTTGTTTTTGATTTTTAAATGTTCCAATGACTGGAGCATAAATACCTCTTGATGGTTGGCGATCACCATAGACATTGAAGTATCTTAAAGTAATTGTTTCAAGTCCATATAAATCAAAATATGTTTTGCATAATGTTTCTGCACAGACCTTAGATGTTGAATATGGTGTCAGGCAGTCGGTTGGCTGTGTTTCAATATTAGGAACTGGATTTCTACCATATGATGAAGATGTTGATGAAAAAACTACTCTTTTAACTCCTGCTTGTCTAGCACACTCTAAGACAGTTGCAGTGCCTAATGCATTAACTCTAACAGTTTCTACTGGATGATCAATAGTTCTTTGTATTCTAGCCATGGCTGCCAGATGAAAAACATAGTCAACATTATCATATAATTCTCTAGTATTTACATAATCACAGATATCTCTTTTATAGTTTTGTGCTTTTTCATTCCAATGAAATTCATTATTTGCTACTGCAGATTCATTATCAATTACCACTACATCATATCCAAGATCAATTAAACAATCAACTAGAGTTGATCCAATAAATCCTGCTCCACCTGTAACCAATGCTTTCATTTTTTACTCCCAAATCGCATACTTGCAACTTCTACAAAAATTATTATATGATTTTTTAATCATATCTTGTCTTTCTGAACTTTCCCAAATTTCCTTAATTGTTTTATCTTTTATATTAATATATGCTGTCACAAAATCATAATCGTGACAACATAAAATTATATCACCGTTGGCGTTTATATGCAGCCATTCTTCTGCACGGCTTAAGCCAAAGGATTCTCCTCCAGCACAGGCAACAACCTTTTTGCTAAAATTTTGTGCTTGAATCTTTATAATATCGTAATTGCTTAATACATCATTTTGTTCTAGTTTTCCAGATCTATCATTTAAATGTATATCTGAAAATACACCTGATCTTGGAAAAAGTTTTTTAAATTCTGCAAGAGATTTAGCAACATCTCCACTATCTTTATCATAGTTTAAGTGTGGTGCCTTTTTTAGAAGTTTTACTGCTCCGCCATTTTCAAAAAAAGATTCTTCCTGAACTCCATTAACTTGAATTCCAAACATCATTCCAACTTTAGAAAATTCTTCTTCTGCATATTGTAAATTTTGTATTAATTTATCAAACATCTTTACATTAAAGCCAGTATATGCTGCCCATTGTTCTGGGAATGCTGAGGGAATGTTTAGTGTTATATGATTAACTACATTGGGGTACTGCTTTATAAAATCAATTTTATCTTTAGTCAAGGTTGTTCCATTGCTAAATAAAATTGTTGTTAGGCCATATTTGTGATAAGCCTCAATCATTTTTTTAAAATCTGGGTATAAAAGAACTTCATTATAGTGAGCATTAATTACAATGTTAAAGTTAGGATCAACAAAATCTCCCCTACCTTTATGCAACTGATCTAAGACATTAATTAATACATTTATGTCCATATTTTTTCTTCCAATTACTGGATTTCCACCATATGCTACAGGACAATACCAACACTTGGCATTGCAAAGTCCATTTGGATCTAATTCAAGAACTTTAATCATTAGTAATATCTTTCTATAAAAATACCTTTGTCATTTAATTTTTTTAACATAAAATTATATTTTTCATCTATTTTGTTTGCAATATCTAAATTTTTCCATTTACCAAGATCAACACTATCTGTGGATATTTGATTATTAAAAAATGCAATCATTTCTAGATTTTCTTTTATTGAAAGAAAAGACAATATTTTTTCTTTTTCTACATTTTTTGATACAAAATCTTCCAACCTTATATTTAAATAAGATTTTTCTGGAATTTTTGATAATGATTCAAAAGAATCTATAACTCTATTGTACCACCAGTCTAAGGCATCTAATTGATTATTTCTTTTTTCTAAATTCCAAAAATTTTTCATTTGAAAAATTGAATATGCCGTATCTCTTCCGTCTCTAATCATATTAATAAATTTAGCATCTTCCCATATTTCAAAAATATCGTCAGCATACTTAATATTAGATGGGGTTGAGTCTCCAAGGTATAAGGAATTTTTATTAAATGTTTTTTGATTTAAAAATAAATCTTTATAAAAAACATCTATTGCTAGTTTATTATTTTGAATAAACGTATTAATTAATTTATTTGTCATCTGTTTTATATTTTCAACATCTATATTTGAATAAATGCCAGTTGTTTTATCTGTTGGATTTAACCAGGCATCTTCTAAATAGAATAAAAAACTATTAATGTCTTTTGTTTTATATAAATCAAGCAACCCATATTGCTCGGTTAATATTCTTAGTTCTATTGGATCACTTGCATGGACTAGGTTACTTTTACCAAGATACTCTAGTAAGATTGTTGTTCCACTTCTTCCAGTGCCACCAATAAAAAGAGGTATCATTTTTGAAAAAACTCTCTACGAAAATTATTTGTAGTGCTCATTTGTTCAATTTCTTTCCAAAATTTATTTCTATATATCTGTCTTAGATCATCGTCATATTTTAAAATCATATTATCGTCTGTGATTTCAGCATAATATAAAATTTCTTGTAGTGTATATGTAATCATTTGATTATTTCCACAATAAATATTTAATCTATTCCAGTAGTCTTCGTCTCCACTGTATCCTATATCATCAAAATATCCTAAAACCTCAAAGGCTTTTTTATTAAAAAAAGCATGGGCTAGGTTTACCATTGGTGTAAAGGGTTCTCCATACCAACTTGGGGGAGTGTTTCCAAATCTTAATTCTAAATCTTGTACTCCTAAAACCTTGTCATTCTCTTTAAACGTATTGACTATTTTTTCAAACCGATCTGGTTGTGAAAAATCATCTGCATCATGTGTTGTGTATATATCATATAAACCAGACTCCATAAACTTTATTCCTGTATTTTTACTATAAAAACATCCACTATTTTTAACATTATTCACAATTGTAACTCTTGGATCGTATAAAAATTTTTCTGCTTCTTTTAAAGAGTTATCAGTAGATGCATCATTCACAATTATTAAAGAAAAATTTGAATATGTTTGTTCCAGTATACTATTAATTGCTCGTTTAAGAAGTCTTGCTTCATTGTATACTGGCAAAGACACTAATATTTTTAAATTATTCATATTTATACCCAAAATATTCTAACTCCCAGGACCATTCTTGTTTGATTAATTTGATATGGTTGTCTAAAAAAATATCATGATAGTGTATCTGTTTTGGTCTAAATGATTTTTCTTGTATATCTAGCGTAATTTTTGGAAGATTGTGCAAAGGAAGAATTTTATTTATTTCTTTTTCTATTCCATTTTCATATCTTAAAAATTCATTTATTTGAATAGTTCCCTCTTTAGATGTATATAAATGCCTATTGCTCTTAAGCCATCCCCAGCCTAACTCTCCATTAAAATATTTAAACAAAAGTTTTGATTGTTCTTTATCTGTTAATTCTAACCATTTAGTATTTAATCCTTCAAATTTTAATCTATGAAAAAAATGAGACAAAACCATTTCAAAAGGATTTCTTATAAAGATATAAGATTTTACTCCAGATAAAGATATTTTATTATTTATTTCAGAATATGACATGTGGTTATAAAAACCTTCATAATTTCTTGGATTATAATCTTTATAGATAGGCTCATCACTTAATTTCCAGGCTGGATCGTCTGATGTCTTTGGAGTAATTATTGCATCTGCTGGCATTATCCTAGATAGTGGCACTTCTAATGAGGTTCCACCAACTTTTTGATTTTTAAGCAATAAAAAATTATTTTTTAATGAAAGAATCATTTCGTATCGGTTTTATCATAGAGGCTTAATGTCTAATATTTCGCAAATATCGGAAATTAACTTAACTGGATCTCCATTGCTATCTTTAGACTCATATACCTTCATCTTTGCCAAGGTAACTTTTGCATTTAATTCATTATATTTATGCTTTGCAGCAATAAATTCTTCTAGCAAACTTTCTACATTTTTAATAGTAGAATTAATATAAATAATATCATTTTTATAATTTTTTGCTTTAAAATAAATTAATTTTGACTCATCATAGTTTTCTGGTTCTTTTTCAATACCAAAATCTAAAATACCTCCAGTAATTATGCTATCTACGGATGTGTTATCTATCATTTTGTGCTCCTTTTTTGTAGTTGTTTGACTTATTCAAAAGTCTTTTTTATCCATATATTTTTTTTATACCATCCAGTTGTTGAATTAAGTGTTGTTTGAATAACATTAAAAGATTTTTGCAATAGTGTGTTGTCTTTTTTGCTTGACCAATTTTCTCTTTTAAAAGGAAGAATTTGTATAATTGGAGTTCCCATTGGAATTATTCCTTCAAAGTCTTGTTTAATAAAAAATGGAATATTACCAGGTGTTAATAAAAACTCTCCATCAACAATTCCTGAAGGAACAACAAATGGTAAATCAAATCTATTAAAAGGATGTGTAATAAGAGCACTATATCCTTTTGGAAAAAGAATTACATTTTTTGTTTTAAATGCAAATTGTTGGGCAGAACATCCTATTGGAACTGGAATATTGCTATTTTCCTTATTATTCCTTATTTCTACATAAATTGAATTTTGATCTGTCCAAGAAATATAAGAATTTCCATTTACTATTTCTACTGCAAGATCTACTGCAAGAGAAATCATATATCCAGATGTAAATGATTCTTGAAAAGGTGTACACATTTTAAATGACGATGTTGAAAGTGGAAGTCTTTTTATATTTTTTGATATACTCTTTGTTGTTTTATACCAATCTGGCACAAAAGATTTTGCTGGTTTTACATCTGGATACCACTCTTGCTCTGAAGCATGAAACAATGTTCTTTGTTTATTTTTTTTAAACATTTATTCCTCCACCGTATTTTTTAATAAAATTATTTCAATTTGTTTTTTAAAGTTATTCTCAAGTATAGCATACTCTCCAATTTCAAAATCATCATCTAATAGCGTTCTCATAAATGGACAAAATACTCTTGCCTGCCTCATGCACTCTAAATGATGTGGATAACTATCTGAATAAACACGATGTCTTGGATGTCCATCTATAATTGCCCCTGGAATGCTTCCATCTATAGAGGGAGGTAGAGTTTGTGTTTTCCATCTAATTACAATATCTGTATCTTTAAATCCAAGCCCACAATACCCACATAAATTATTTTCTCTAGCCTCAATTTCATGTTCTACATTAACTGATAAAAGTTTATTAAAATTTTCATCAAAAAAAGGAATTGACTGCCAAGGAATAGGAACAATTTTGTGTAAATATCTTTTAAACCTGCTATTGAATGCAAAAGGTTTTCTAAAATAATAAATATTTGGTGGAGTTATATAAGGTCTTGGTAAACCTTTGGTATTGCCAGTTTCACCATTCCAGATAAAGCCTTCTTTATAATAGTTTGGCACTTATTAACCCCACACCAACTAATTTATTTTTTTATTCTGGATATTCTACAGTAATTGGATCTGATGCTTTTGTTGGTACTGATACAATTTCTTCTCCAGTTACTGGATTGAAAGGAACCCAAGTATTATTTACTAATTTATATTTTTTTCCATCATCTGGCATAGGTTCTGCAAATACTACTGGGTCTATCCATTCTTGATTATCTTCATCCCATGTATAAACTATTCCGTCATCTGGCATTGCAATTGGTGCTTGCCAAACCAAATCTTTATTTAAAGACCAAGATAAATGTGGTTGAGGTTTAACAAACTTATTGGTTTTTTTAATATATGGACTGCCAATAGTTACGTCAACTCCTTCTTCTATTAAAACACATGTTTCTCCAGAAGATGTTTCAGCAATTTCTTTTGTTTCAGCAACAATAATGTTACTAACAAAGTTGTCTTTTATAACTGCATAATTAGCCATTTTATATAATCTCCATATTCCTTTTATGCAAACCGCAAAACATAAACTACGCCTGATGTACCAAGTGCTCCACCTTTGCCATTGTATGTGGTATTTCCACCGCCACCACCACCGCCACCTGCTCCATAGCCAGAACCAACGCTTCCTGCAAGACCTGGGTTTGAGTATGTTGCTGGTGCATATGGACCACCTGCGCCACCTGCGCCACCAGTTCCAACTCCAGATCCACCGCCTGAACCACCTGTTTTTCCTGGATATCCAGAATATCTACTAGTATAAGTATATCCATCGGGACCACCACCGCCACCACCACCAGTTGTTCTACCTGCTATAATTCCATTTGCATAAATTACTGGAAGTGATGGTGAATATGCAGAGCCATTACCTGGGGTTCCACCAGTGCTAGCACCTGCACCGCCATTTGCTCCGCCTACTCCTGCTGCACCTGGATTACCAGCGCCACCGCCACCACCACCAGTTGCTGTAACGCCAGCAAATGTTGTAGATCCTCCAGTTCCACCAGATCCATAAGGACTTCCTGCTGTTCCACCTGCGCCAATTGTTACTGCCATTCCTGATGATAAAGCAGACATTCCGTAGGCTGCATAGCCAGAACCGCCTCCGCCACCAGATGCTGCATATGCACTATATCTTCCACCTGCGTTTGCAGCGCCACCGCCACCTCCGCCTGCTCCAAAACAAACAAAATATCCAAATCCAGAGCCAGCATATGTTCCAGTTGTAGTAATGGTATCAATAGTTCCGCTTGCTGTTGGTAGTGCTGATGCAGTTAGTGTCATCAAAATTGTAATGCTTGAACCTGCTGTTAAATAATAAACAATTCTAGTTGCTGTAAATGTAATATTAAGGTTAGTTCCAGTAGTACCAGATAAAGTTGTTACATATGTGCTACCGTTATAAAAATCCATATATACTGTTCCGCCACCAGAAAATGAAAGAGTGTACGCTCCTGGTTTGATTACTGCGGTAGCATTATATGGATAGTTGGCAGTTGTTGCTACAAAAGATTGACCTGATGAGGTGCTTGATGATGCTATAGGAAAAACTGTTGATGCCATTATACGATCTCCACTCCGCTAATATGAAAATTAACTGCTGTATTTGATGCTCCACCTTTAATAGTCTTAGTTGTCTCAAGAACCTGTTTAATATCAATATATGCAGTTGAGTTTGCTGCGATTGTTGAAGTGGTGTGTAATGCAACTGAGTCCAAAGCAATGGTAAACGTATAATCATTGCTTGATGTATTAGTAACTGCAATATTCGTTACAATTGCAGTAGTTGATGCTGGAACTGTATATAGCGTCGTCGTTGTTGTTGTTGTTGCTGCTCCACGAAATAGAGCCTTACTTGTAACTGTAGCCATTTTAACTACCTCCTAGGTTTATATTATAACACATTATTGAGCACCCATAATGTTCATTATGTTATGATCGCTTACTGGGCTTATCCATGTTGTACCATCATAAATTTGAAGTTCATTAACGTTATTTCCAAAAGAATCTTGTCTGACTATACAAAATGATCCACGAATTGGAACCGATATCGCTGTATCTCTTGAAGTAGGATTAAGAAAATTATTAATACCATTTTTACCAATAATAGATGCTAAAAATACATGGTCTCCTGCCCACTCATAGCCAGATCCAGTGTCTGCTTTTGCTGAAATTTCATACCAAGTATCATCTGCTGCGCTATAAACAAATCCTGGTCTAGGTACGGAACTAAATGATGTCATTAGGCTCCTATCTGATTAAATGTAGAAGTTGTAGAATTATAAACATACATTTTTAGTGGACTAGAACCTTTTTGTACCCAAATCAAACCATTGGTTAAATTTTGTGTTGGGGCGGTAGTTGTATAAACCGATGTTGCTGCAAAATACCCAACAGATGACTGAGCATTTTTATCCATCCACACATATCCATTTGGAATACCAGTCATAAATGAGGTAAAATCTGCTGCAGTTGGTGGCTCATTAGAAACTCTTGAAGAATCTCTTGCTGCTAACTCTAATGCAACCTGTGTTGTAATTTGATTTTGAAGACTATTAAGTGTATATGCAATTGATGGATTTATAAGGTTTGCTGCATTTGTTTCTGCTATATCATAGTTATATGATCCATAATGGTATAAACGCAAAGCCTCTTGTATATCAGCATTATCAATAAGTGCTGGTATTTTTGTTGGTACTAAATTTCCTATATTTTCGGCTGCCATAATATTTTATCTTTTATACTATTGATATAAAAAGATTTATTTTCACCGCCCCACTTAAATTAGACCAAGTTGAACTGCTATATTTAACAGCATGAAAATTAATGACAAGATAATCTGGATCGACTAGTGTTGGTATTTCAATAGAAGATGCTATTGGATTACTATTAAGAATATTATACTGAACATTAAAATTATTTGCGGTAAGTGAAGTTCCAGTAAGTGATGCTATATCTGCAATAGCAATAGTAAGTGTTGCATTACCTCCAGTAAAAGTTATTTCATTAATTTTTGAGTAAAGAACTGGATTCATTTTTAATACAGCAATCCAAGTATTTCCACCTGGTTCTGAAACATACTGATATATATATGAGTATTCTTCTCCAGCAGCAATATTTAAATATAAATCATTTAAGATTGGGGTTTGTCCAATTTCAACTTCATTTGGATTTCCTGCTCCAACAAAAATTTGACTGCCACGATCTCCAACTGGTCCAACATCAATTAATAGTTCAACTATTTCTGGTGGACCTAAAACTGTTATGTCATCGTTGGATAATAAAACGCTTGGCATTAAACCGCTCCAGTTACATCATCTGTTACTGTAATAGTTCCAGTCAGCAGTGTAAAAATTACATTTGCACCGCTAGAAATTTGAACATCATAAACATATGTGCCTGAAGATAAAGTTCTTCCTAATGTTGGAAGAATTGTGCATGTTATTAAGTCATTGACTGTATCAATTACTGCTAATCCAGTAAATTGTGATCCAGTAGAACCACGTCTATTTGCAATAGTAAACTTTGCTCCAGTTGCCGAGTTATATCCAGATAAATCAAAAGATGATCCATTAGATGCTTTTGGACGCACTACAAATTCTGCAGTATCGCCACGATAGTAATTAAAATTATAGGTGCCTGGAAATGCCATTATTCCTCCTCAATTATTATACCATTAAGAAACAGATATATAGATACCTTTTAAAATGGCAGAGCAAGGAGTATCAGTTCTTATTTGAACTATTGCACAATCATTTTTAGTTTTTTGGGTATCTACAAATATTGTTTGATTTATAGATATGTCATATATGTACTGATACTTTAACATGCCCATATATCCTGTTGGTGAATCAGATTTTGATAGATAGGTTCTAATCCATGCTTCGGTATTATTTTGCTCTGTGTTTAAAATAATGTCGTATCTGATATCTACCTTTGTACCAATTTTTAATTGCTTTAAATTAATATACTGCCCAGAATCACTCCATAAAGAAACTGAACCTTTTGGCAAAAAATCAACTATACTATTAGAGTCATCTGAATTCATCAATAGTTTAGTCCAACCATCTGTATCATTGTTTGGATCTAATTGAATAAAAGATTTATTTTTGTTTTTATAATATGCCCATCCAGAATTATTGGACGATACTTCATATACTCCAGTTCCAGGATCCCCTTTGGGTCCTTGTAAACCAGTTTTACCTTCTATTCCACGCTCTCCCCTAGGGCCTGCAGGACCAGGCTCTCCTTGGTCTCCCTTGGGGCCTTGTAAACCACGTTCTCCTTGAGGGCCAGGCAGCGGGATGTACTCAGTGTTTGTAAAAACTTCTTGTTGGGTTTTTTGAATTATTTCTGAATATGATTTTTTAGGAAAATCCATGCTTTTAGCCATGGAGATGCCTACTTACTTTGAACCTTAAAAACTTTGTTATTAATTTTAATAACAGGTGGTATATTATTTTTTTTAGTTGAAATTTTTACAACTGGCATTATAAACTTCCTCTAGGTGAAACATCCCCAAGAACACATATTGTTCCAATTACAGGAGTCCAAGTTATATCTTCACCATTTTCTGGAATTGTTACCTGAAGGTCAAATGGAAGTTCTGCTACTACCGATTTATATTTTAATCCCCAAAATTCTGTTAATGAGCCAGGGGCAGAGATTATAACTTTTCCGTTAGAAGAAGTAGTTGTTAGTTCATCTAATAGATCTCCATTTGGATCATATGATGTGGCTAAAAATGTCCATCCAGATGTGTTCCATTTAGTAATCTCATCGTCTTCAAAAAATTCAATTGTTATTGTTGAGGTATCTCCACGGACAACGGTCCACTGGATATTTGCTGGCGTAGCGCCATATTTTTCTATTGTAGGAGCACACATAATACTTGATTATACCATAATTCATTTAGGCTAGACACTCTGAGCGCAGTGGGGTGGGGTATAGCATCCCAGAGTGCTAGCACTAAAATTATAACATTGTTTATATTATTAATTTAAACTACAGTGAATTTAAAAAGTTATCAAATTGTTATAATCAAAAAACCAGGGAACAGTGGAAAAAACTTTAAAACCAGTGTATACTTAAAATATATAAAGAAAAGAAGTATAAGATAAAGTTTATATATTAAATATCTTATATATTATATAATAAGGAAAAAGGAAAACTCTATTTAGAGCGAGTAATATACTCAATCAATATATCATACATATGATCAAGTTTATCGCTAGTTGCTTTACGAAGTTCTTTGGCTTCTTCTTGCTCGGATTTAATTGCCCGAATTTCATCCCTCATTGAAGTTCCGCCGTTAGTTTTAGTTTCGGATCTTATGTCGCAAACGGCTTCACGAATAGGTTCGATTTGAGTTTTAACGTACCATCTGATTCCGCCGAGTAATATTGCTCCGATAGATAATAAAGTGAGCGTTAAACCAGCCCAATCACTAATAGTCATAATAAACAAATTATATCATTATATGATACAAAAAATAAAAAGTTCGACGGTATTTTGATTCGCCGAAAATAGAGTTAACAAACCACCTATAGACAAACAATGAGTTTAACAACTCACTATGTCTGGTGATGGAATGTATTCCCTGATATGCGAGTTATCTCAGATAAAAGGTTTATAGGCTATAATGGATTATATGTCAAGTTCTAACGATTCAGATGACCAGAAAGATGTTAATGTTTGGGATTTATTAAATCCTAATAAGCCTAGATCATCAGAAGAGTTGGCTGCATACCGCCTTGAAATATGCAAACAGTGTGAATTTTATAGAGAACGTACAAACCAATGTAAGAAGTGTGGATGTTTTATGAAACTAAAGACATCTCTTGAACATGCTAAATGTCCTATAGGTAAATGGTAAATTACTTATAACTTTTTTTACTCCAGAAATGTTTTACATAATTATTTACAATTGTACCCAATAAATCTCTATTTTTTATTTCTTGATATTTACCTTCAGGCAAAAAGTTAAACTCTGCTTGCCAAGATTCTCTTTTAAATGGAGTTAGTTGAAACATAGGGGTTCCTTTTTCTATAATACCTTCAAAACCTTCTTTAATGTATCCAGGCGGAACAAGTTCATGTGGAGATGCATCATAATCAATTATTGCAGATATAGGTCTATAGATTGCATCTGGATTGCCAGCAACAGGTGTTATGAAAGCAGAATATCCTTTAGGTAGTTTTGGTATCCACTTGTTTATGTATTTAAATGCTTGAGGGTTATACCCCGCAATTGTTGGTATACCGCTTGAATCGTGTGTTTCAAAAACAGGACTTTCAACTTTCCAACTTATGTTAGGACTGCCATTAATTTGTTGTATGTGTACATCTGCCCATAAAGGAAATACATATCCAGAGGTAATTGAGTCTAGCATTGGTGTGCATTTTTTAAATGTTGCTGCATAGCCTATTCCATCAAAAATAAGTTTATTTCCTTTTGGGTTTTTTTCATTTACTGTATATGGTGTTGCATCTTTCCAATATTTAGGAACAGCCTGTGATGCTGGAAATGGTTTTAGACAGACTTCATATGCTGATGGATCTTGTGCTATAAATTTAATAATGTTTGTCATGAGTTCCCCTTAGTTCTAGTATACCATTTTCTGAAAAAATTTTCATTTTAAAAAAATCTGAATATTTTTCTTAAATGTATGATACATGTATTTGTAAATAAAAACCAAAAAAAATAGTGAGCACACAAGCACCCACTATCTTTAATGTTTATTTAGTTAGTTAGAAACCATTTTGCTTAATGTCTTGGATCATCATTCTAAATAACTTAATCGTAACACCTAGCATAATTAGTTGCACGATTGTAGTTAGTAATCTATTTAGTGTCATTAGTAGATACCCCTCTAACGTTATAGGTAAAGCCCTTACCTAGTTTTTCTAGTTCTTTCATAACGCTTAGGATATCCTCTGCGCTATTAGCCTTGTTATCTACTGAGAGTAGATTGCTACCCTGCCATAGTGAGTAAGTGATTGTCATTAGTTATTCTCCTCTAGTGTGTTAAAGATTTCGGTTAGTGTGGCGTTAGCCTTAGTTAGTGTAGCGATAGCCTCTGCTAGGCTTGCTTTCTGTGTAGCCTCTATATGGGCTATATATTCTTCTAGTGTCATTAGTTATTGACCTTTCTTTTTTGTAGTGAGGCATATCGCTTAGCGATAACCATAGCCTTATCAAAACCATATTTATTTAATAGTATTTGACACTCTCTAATTGAGAGAGCCTCTTTTGGTAGAGGATTGTTGATAGATAGAGCAGATGAACCAAACTCTTCTGCTATTTCGTTATATATAGTGTTCATATTAGTGAACCTTTCTTTTAATGCGATAACCTTGTGTTATCTTTTCCTTGCCTAGGTTATTTGCTCTTATTTGCTACGCTCATACTATTTCTAGTCTTATTTGGTAGGCTCAGAGGCTCACTAGGATTTTTCTTTATTTAATTTTTCTTATAGTAGAATACTATCACACTATCCCCGAAAAGTCAAGACGACACGCCGTAGGCTAGGTGTGATTTAGCCCACATATTTAGAGCATAGAGGGTATCTGGAGTGTATGGCTAGGTAGCCACACTCTGGGCAGATAGCGTCTCCTAGACGCTCTAGTAGGGCTTCTGGACTCTCTAAAGAGTTTCTATTTTCATATAGTGAGTTCATCTGAACTCCTTTCTTATAGTTATACTTTAACTATCTAATACTGCAAGTATAACATAGATACCCCCAAAAGTCAAGACGACACGCCGTATAATTAATGTGATTTAGGCCACACGGGGCGGGTGCTGTGGATAACCTGTGGATTGTTGTTCATCTGTTGTTCATCTTGGAATCCCACGACACGCCGATAAAATGTCAGTGGTAGGTGATAGACTTCTAGGTATAGAAGGTTGAGAAAGGTTCTCAACAAGAAAGGTAGGTCATAAAATGACTACACTAATAAAAGAGATAACACTCTCAAATGTTACCGCTGACGAGGCTAATCAAATCGTCTGCGTGTTCTGTTCTGATTATTGCTCAGAAAATTTCTGCGTATCTTGTAATGAATACAAGGGTCTGATGACTCTTGGTGAGTGGTTATCATACACTCAAGAAAGTTGGTTAGCATAATGGGTTATGTAGAAATTTTTCGCCTTGATGAACAAGGTGCTGGTTGGGTAGATTTATCTGAGGCTACCCCGTCAGAATTGCTTGACTTAGAAATTGGTTTATTTCAGGAAGGTGCATTGTAATGACTAAAGATATTTTTGGATTTGAAAAATCAATTCAACTTGATCATCTTAATGATGAACAAATTAATTTACTTGATGAAATTTTTAAAGATTTCAAATAAATAAAAACTAAAGTTGCAGAATAATAAACTGCAATTTTAGGGGCGCCCGTGGTCGGGCGTGTCGCTGCTTATGTGATAAAGAACACACTCTCTGAGCGTCTCATTATTTGGAATTACTGGAAAGTAACTTGATATTTTGAGGTTTTTATGGGATAATAGTATTATTAGAAAGTAAGTGGTAAAGAAATCCACTAAAGAAAGGAAGTTAAAAATGACTTCATTAAAAAATAAAACCAATATTGGTTTAGCACTAGGAATTTCTGGTGTTCTCGAAAATCGTATTTTACACGATTGGAATAATGGTGGATGTAAATCTGCTTATGGTCTTAGCGTTTATCAACGCAAAGTTTTGCTAAAAGTTTTAATTAGCGAAAATCCTAAATGCGAATGCGTGGTGTGTTTATAATGAGCATATCACTCGCTAATAAATTGGCTAAAGATAAATTCTTTTTGCCACCTTCAAAATATATTAACCACAAAGTTGTGGAAATTATTTCGCTAAATGACGAAACTGAAATGGTTTCAGTTACACTTCAGAAATATGGAATTAGTCGTAGTGCTAATGCCGTAAAAGGTAATTTAATAACTATTGAATTGCCATATTCAGAATTCAAAAACTTAAATGGTTGGGGAAATAATAAATGACAATTAAAATTGGTGGGCTAGGACAAGAAGTTTCTTGTTACTGCCCTATATGTTCAGAAAAAATGACTCATATGTGCGTGGCTACTCTTGGAACGGGCAAAACAATTCGCTATGAGTGGCAATGTAATTCTTGCGAACTTTATCTAAAATCAGATAGAGATGGAAATGCTAAGATGTTAAAAGAAATGGAGTTAATAAAATGAGCACTTTTGTAAATCTTGATTCCGTTTGCGGAAAATCATCTGCTTCTGTTGATGTCTATGACTTAGACCTCAATCCTCATGGCGTTATCTGTTGCGATAACTGCCGTTCAATTTTAATCTGCCGTAAGGCGTGGGACTTTTTATACAAGGAGAATAAATAAATGAAAACACTACAAGAAAAATTAGATGAAAGCGCAAAAGCGTTAGAGCCAATTCTTTGGGAACTACTAGATGAGATTGAAGAGAATAAATAAATGATGACTAGAAAAGACTATGTTGCAATTTCAACAATTCTAAATCAACATGCAAAATCTTATATGGATGAAACTGATTTCCAAATTTTAGTTGATGAGTTTGGAGAATTCTTTTTTGCTGATAATAAAAATTTTTCTCCAAACCAATTTGAAGTTGCTTGTTTCAAATAATAAAAATAAAGTTTGCAAAATAAAAACTTGCAAATTTTAGACCGCCCCGTTCGGGCGTGTCGCAATGTGTTTAAGATCACAGAAATAGTTGCCCGTTTTACGGCGTGTCGATTTGCTTTTTTGATATTTTTCTGTTATACTTACAGAGTAAGAAAAACTAAATAAGGACAAATTGGCTAATGAGCCTAATCAAATAAGTGTGATAAATATCACAATGAGCATTAGCGAATAAGTAGCCAAAATGTCAGTGCTTAGTGATAGGATAGTCCTATCAAATAAAGAAAGGAAGTCAAAATGACTTATACTATGAAAATAGAAACTTTTAGCGGTTTAGTCAAAACCGTTGCCCTTCCCTCAAAGGGAGCCGTTGCTCAATTCGTAAATACTTACCCTGAACAATTACCAGTTGGCATTAGTGTCAAAGTGTCGTGTGATGTTCTAGGTATTCGTGGAGTGCTACGAGGAAAGTCGTTGGTGAGTAAATGATAAACTCAGTAATGACAATTCCTTGCGATGAGTGTAATGGTGTTGGTCTTATCTTTTTTGGTAATGACCAAGACTATGATGTAGAAACTTGCGATTGCCAAGAAGTAAAACAATTTAACCAAACAGAAAAAGAATAGGAAATAAAATAAATGATAACACTAAACCACTCAATAAACCTTGTAACGGAAATTGACGAAAACAAAATGCCTGACCACTTGCTAAACACTTTTTTAAACCTTAGCGAACTTCAAATGGAAATGCTATTGCGTGAGACTTTTGTAAGAGCGCTAAACGATTTAAATGTATTTGAAAAAATAAACGAGCATAACACTTATGCGATTGTAAAGGTGGCTGACTAATGATGACCAGAAAAGACTATGTGTCTACTGCTGAAATTCTTGCTACTTATTCAAACGAAATTCCTCAAATTATTTTTGAGGATTTGGTTGGTGATTTTTGTGATATGTTTTTTGCAGATAATCCAAGATTCTCACCAAATAAATTTGAAGAGGCTTGCTATAAAGAATTAGAAGGTGAGTTAAAATAATGATACTAGATACTGGCACACTTATTGCAATAACAATTGCACTCGCTGCACCTATTGTGGTAATGTTTTGGAAACAGAACATTGAAATGCAAAAAGAAATTAGGCGATTGCAAGTTGCACTAAGAACTGAGCGACGCAAAACTAAATAATAAAATAAAAACCTAAGCAAGATCTAAAACTGCTCCCAATTTTTGGGCGCCCCGTTCGGGCGTGTCGTCCACAGTTTAAGAAAGTTATCCACAACCTCTGGAACTTGTGAGATTTATCACAACACTTGAGCGTCTCACTATCTGAAATTACTGGCTAGTAGTTTGATATTTTATGTCTAATAGGCTAGACTTACATAGTAAGAAAAAATAAATAAATAAGTATTTACGGCGTGTCGTTTAGGAAATGTCAGTCTTATCTGCTAAGATATTTATATCAACAAAAAAAGAAAGAGGTTGCCCTAATGGCTACTAAACTATACACAATAGAGGAATTACTAATTGGTAAAACCTATCGCTCCCGTAATCGCCACTTTGAAGGTGAGATTGTATCAGCAGAAAAAAGAGATGGAATTTGGTATGGAGAAAATACTGAAGCCTATCTAATCAAAATTTACTACAAGGGTAGTATCGGAAATAAATATGCGACTATCGCAGTAAGGGTTGGTGAGTAATAATGGGAAATATATTTGACGAAATTGGCACTTGCTACACTTGCTATGACGAAGGTATTGTCTTTACTAATTTTGATAACGACAATTTCATAAACGATTTTTGCCCTGATTGTGAAAAGGGTCAAGGACTTGCTCAGGAGTATATCGAATGGTATGCTAAACACGAGATGAATGAATACACTAAGGAGAATGCATAATGGAATATTTATATGCCGTAACAGTATCGTATGATAGCAAGCCCGTTCATTGGACAGGGCGTTATTCAGACGCACTATCAGCAGTTAATACTTTTAACAGTTTTGAGGATTGGGGATTTGCTGATGAATATGCTACAGTTAATCTTTCTGAACCTAGTGGCAAAATGCA